TAGACCTTATATTGGGCAGAAGGTGTGGGTGAAAAAGAGTAATATGATCATTCCTCAAATTGCAAGAAGTGAAATAAATGATTAACGATTTATTACATTATTATATTTATATGCACAAGAACAAAATTAATGGGAAAATATATATTGGTTGTACCACGCAAAAGGACATAAGAGATCGTTGGAAGAATGGAAAAGCTTATAAAACATGTACATATTTTAATCGAGCAATTAAAAAATATGGATGGGATAATTTTGAACATATTATTCTTGAAGAAGGCGATGCCAATATTAAATATATCTATGACAGAGAAGATTATTGGATAAGTAAGTATAATAGTCAAGACCATAATTTTGGATATAATATCACCCGTGGTGGATATAAATCAATCTCTCCAAATGCTCTTAAGAATGCTCTTGAATGGATGAAGAACCACCCTGAATTTGGGTCAAAGAGAGCAAAAGAAATGCATAAATGGCAAAAAGAACATCCCGTTCAATGTGCTGAAAGTAGAAGTAAAAATGTAAAATTAGCTTCTAACGCTAGAAAACGTGCTGTGGTATGTGAGGAAACTGGAGAAATATTTGAGAGTGCCAGTGAAGCGTCTCGCAGTATAGCTGGTACAACACAAAGTAAAATTACAATGTGTTGTAGAAAACAGAGAAAGCAATGTGGAGGATTGCATTGGAGGTATGCATATGAATAAGAAATATTTAACCGTTCCGAGAGCTTGTCCAATTTGTAATGGATCGACAGAAGTACGTATGGAGAACAATACCTCTACCCTATATTGTTCAAATCCGAATTGTTCTGGAAAGCTTCTTGGTAAACTTAATCACTTTGTATCTAAGCATGCAATGGACATCAAGGGATTGTCTGAGGCGACACTAGAATACTTTATTGATCTTGGTTGGCTAAATTCATTCCTTGATATTTACAAGTTACATGAGCATAAGTCAGAAATGATGAAGCTTGAAGGATTTGGTAAGTCTTCTGTGAATAAGCTTCTTACTTCTATCGAAGACAGTAGAACAACTACGCTTGCTCAATATATTAGTGCATTGTCTATTCCTTTGATTGGACGCACTGCAAGTAAGGCAATTAGTAATTATGTTCATGGTGATATTGAAAAGTTTCTAAATCTTGTAAAATCCGGAGATATGGATTGGGATGTTCTTGATGGATTTGGCACTGAAATGCATCTTTCGTTGTCTGATTATGTGTTAGAAAACTACGAAATGATGGAAGCCCTTTCTCATAAGCTTGTATTTAAGATTGAGAACGAATCCAAAGGGAATTCTCTGGTAGGATATACTTTTGTCATCACTGGTAGTTTAAATCATTTCTCTAATCGTGATGAGCTTAAGAAGATAATTGAATCTCATGGCGGTAAAGTTGCTGGATCTGTTTCTGCAAAGACTTCGTTCCTTATTAATAACGATACGCAGTCTTCTTCGAGTAAGAATCAGAAAGCCAAGTCACTTGGAGTTAAGATCATTTCCGAAGATGAATTCTTGGCGTTGATTTAACTGCTTGGATATAACGGGTTTATAATCTACATTTGAATAATTACGATTATAAATCCGATTAATATAGGAGGTTTGTGTATGTGTTACGTTATTAAGAGAGATGGACGAACTGTTCCATTTGATAAGGAAAAGATTAAGACTGCAATACTTAAGTCTATGCATAATGGAAGTGGTGTAATCCGCGAAAAGATTGCAGAAGACATTGCAAATGAGATCGAGGAAGAGTCTCATGGTCTTAAGAATATTGAAATTGCAAATATTGAAATGGCTGTTTATAACAAGCTCATCTCAAAAAAGCAGAAGCTTACTGCAAAGTGTTATGAAGATTATCGTGCAGTGAGAGAATATCAGAGAATGCACAATACCATTGACAATAAGGTACTTGGTATTATTGATGGTTCTAACGAAGATGCTCTGGCAGAAAACTCTAATAAGCAGAAGACTTTGATTTCTACATGCAGAGATCTTGTGGCAGAAGAAGTGTCAAAGGATATTTCTCTTCGTATGAAGCTACCTCCCCATCTTGCTCAAGCTCATCAGGAAGGTATTATCCATATTCATGACCTTGGTCATTATTTGAATCCCAGCTTCAATTGTTGCTTGGTTAATCTAAAAGATATGTTGATGAACGGCACAGTCATCAATGGGAAAATGGTAGAACGTTCTCATTCTTTTAGAACTGCATGTACAATTGCTACCCAGATTATTGCACAGGTAGCATCTGGTCAGTTTGGTGGACAGACGATTACACTCTCCCATCTTGCTCCGTTTGTAAGAATTAGTGAAGAACGTATTCGTAATGAAGTTGAAGATGAAATTTACAACATTATGGAATATGGTGTTAAGAGTCCAGAGTTGATCGAAGAGATTGTTCAGAAACGCCTTGCCAAAGAGATCCGTGACGGTGTTCAAACGTTTCAATATCAGGTAAATACGCTTCAGTCGAGCAATGGTCAGTCCCCGTTTTTAAGTGTTTTTATGTATATTGGTGAAGATCCTGAATATGAACGAGAAGTAGCAATGATGACAGAAGAATTCATTCGTCAACGTATTCAGGGTATGAAAAATGAAGTTGGTGCTTGGATCACTCCTGCATTCCCGAAGCTTCTATATGTTCTGGATGAGAATAATATTCATGAAGATAGTAAGTATTGGTATATTACTAAGCTTGCCGCTGAATGTGTATCTAAGCGTATGATGCCTGATTTCATTTCTGCAAAGCATATGCGTCAGAACTATGAAGGAAATGTATTCCCCTGTATGGGTTGTCGTGCTTGGCTTTCTCCTTATAAGGGATCTATTAATAATATTGAGGGCGAGTATAAGTGGTATGGACGCTTTAACATGGGTCTTACTTCTATTAACCTTGCTGATTGTGGCTTATCCGCACAAGGCGATATAAATGCATTCTGGCAGATTTTCGATGAACGACTTGAGCTTTGCTATGAGAGTTTGATGCTTCGCTATGAGAAGCTTAAGGATGTTACTTCTGATGTATCTCCTATTCACTGGCAACATGGAGCTATCGCAAGACTTCCCAAGCATGCTCCTATTTTCCCTCTTCTCCAAGATGGATATGCAACAATTACTCTAGGATATATTGGCGTATATGAGTGCGTAATGTCACTTCTTGGTGTATCTCATACTACTCCTGAAGGTGAGAAACTTGCACTTGAAATCGTTAAGTATATGAAATCTAAGGTTGTTGAATGGAAGAAGCGTACTGGTCTTGGTTTTGCACTTTATGGAACGCCTAGTGAATCTTTGACAGAAAAGTTTGCCAATGCAACTGTTAGACGTTGGGGTACTGTTGATGGTAAAAAAGCGAGAAAGTTCCTTACAAATAGTTATCATGTATTTGTTGAAGAAAAGATCGGTGCTTTTGAAAAGCTAAAGTTTGAATCTCAGTTCCATCCCATTAGCAGTGGCGGCTGTATCTCGTACATCGAGGCCGTAAATATGACTCAGAACATTCCTGCCGTACTCTCCCTTATTCAGTACATTTACGAGAATATTCAGTACGCAGAAATTAATACAAAGTCTGATTATTGTCAGGTGTGTGGATATGATGGTGAAATCATGATCGACGATGATCTTGAATGGTATTGTCCGAACTGTGGTAATCGAGACAAGGCGAGAATGAATGTTACTCGTCGTACATGCGGTTATCTTGGTGAAAACTTCTGGAACGAAGGAAGAACCGCAGAGATCAAGAATCGCTATGTTCACCTTGGGGCTGGTGATTGATCTTGAATTATCATAAGATTGAAAAAACTTCTATTGTAAATGGCGAAGGTATACGTGTAGTTCTTTGGTGTTCTGGTTGTGGCATTCATTGTAAGGGATGCCACAACCCTGAAACATGGGACTTAAAATCAGGAATGCCATTTGATGATTCTGCAAAACAAGAATTGTTTGATGCAGTTAATAAACCTTATATTCAGGGAATTACATTATCTGGTGGACATCCTTTGGAATACGAGAATCTTCCAGATGTTTACGAGATAGTTAAATATATAAAAGAGCATTTCCCTTCAAAAGATATCTGGCTGTACACAGGCTGGACTTTAACGATTAATGATTTTAATACAGATGTAGATGTTGGTTGGGATAACGGTGTTTTAAGTAATTATATCTTATCTATGTGTGATGTAGTTGTAGATGGTAAATTTATAGAAGAACTTAAAGATATAACTTTGAGATTTAGAGGATCTTCCAACCAAAGACTAATTGATGTAAAGAAGACAATTCAAGAAAACAACATTGTATTATGGAATGAGAGTTGACATATATGGAATTTGATACAGTAAGCATAATTACGATTGATAAAAAAAGGTACGAAGATCAATATGACTTTGAAGATGCAGTTAGTAACATCATTTTCACGCTCATGAAGAATGGATACGTTATGACTGTAAAAGAAGAAGATAAGGATTTAGTTGTAATTGAATATGACTATCAGGATGCTTGTTTGGGTGGCAGATACCCTTGTTGGCTTGATGAAAACGAAATGTGTTCCATTGGAAGCAGAGAGGAAAATGATTAATGTTTAGTAATATTGCAAAGTTTGAAAAGGTAAGTCTCGAACAGTATACTAAGGATTTTTATGCCACATATCCTGAGACTGTTGCTCGATTCGAGGACAATGAAGAACAGCTTCGTGATATGATCAAAGCAATTTATGATAATATTAAGCTTCCTATAAGAGCCACTTCGGGAAGCGCTGGTTACGACTTCCTTGCCCCTATGAAGATTGCTCTTGACGCAGATCACCATGTCACGATTCCGACTGGTATCCGTTGCAAGATGGATGATGGTTGGGTTCTCAAGATGTATCCGCGCAGTGGTCATGGATTCAGAACTGGTCTTCATATCGCTAATACTGTTGGCATTATTGATTCTGATTACTATAATGCGCTGAACGAAGGTCATATCATGATCAAGCTTGTAAATGATAGCGGACTGGCAAAGCATATTGAAATTGATGCTGGTTCTGGATTCTGTCAGGGTATCTTCCTCCCCTATGGTACTGCTGTTGAGGATGAAGTAACTGAAGAGCGTACTGGTGGATTTGGATCTACAACTAAGTAACAAAAATATTATCATCTAACATTCCGTTTGTTAGATAGTAAATAAATCAATAAGAAAGGCACTACGTATGGTATCGGCAACAATTCAATACCGCAACATGTAGTGCCTTTCTATGTTTGAAATACGAATTTTATTAGGTAGAAATATATGCATAATTATATGGAAGCAGTCGCAAGGTTGATTGGCGTAGAATTAAATGAAGAATTTGAGCTTGTTTTTGATCCTAGTTCAACTTGTCATGCCACAATTAAATTAACTACTGATGGCGTTAAAATAATTAATACCGATGTTTATGATATTTTTAATTTTAAGTCTTACTTATTGGAGCATTTACTAAAAGGAAATTATGGTATTAAGAAAAAACCTTGGAAGCCTAAATACAATGAGAAATATTATTCCATTGGAGTAGATGGTAGCGTTGAAAATGGTACTTGGTTAAATGACTTCCTAGATTATACCTTATACAAGGTTGGAAATTGTTATCGTACCGTTGAAGAAGCAAGAGCTAATCGTATTAAGTGGGGCGAATTTTACGACTCAGATGAAGTTTTAACCATTTAAATATCATATAAAAACAAACTTTTATGAGGTAGAAAATGTTAAGTAAATTTCAGCAAGGGATAATTTCCGATCATAGAGCAATGGAAGATATTAATAATAATGATATTTATGTTTTAGATCCATTCACAAACGAAGTTCGCAAGGCACGCGACTGCGATGAGTGGTTGACTTGCAAAATAGTTTATGTATATAGCGTACCATACAGAGAGTTTGACGGTGTTATTAGAAAAGGTGAACATTGTCGTTGTTGGATGGTTCATTTAATAATATAAAAATAAAAATCTAAGAGGCAATATTATATGGATGAGAATTATGGATGCATAGTTCCAATTATTATCGCTATTCTGCTGTTAATACTTTCATTTTTGACAGTGTTTGGAACTAATTCATTTTCATCAGAAAAATGGAATGATGGTATTTGTTTCAATTGCAAAGCAAGATACGAACTTAGAGGTGTATCAGATGCCTTAAAGTATTATGCTTGTCCTGAATGTGGCCAAGAAGTAAATAGGTATTGAACACGAATTTCATTACGAGGTAAACATGGATTACGATTTCATTCGTTGTAGTTGCGGCGGCATTATTGGTACATATGATAGAGAACATTTCACCTGTGAAAGATGCGGACAAGAGTTTAGATATTATCTACTTAACTATGATGGGTTAAAGATAAACGACAAGACTGGCTGGATGTTTCCAGTTATTTATAAATAAGGTGGTTATATGTACAAAGATACATTAACAAAAGATATACTAGACACAATAGATTTTCAATATAATAATGCTATTCCTCAGAATTATGTCCTTCCAAATAAAATCATTCTTGGAGAATATGTAGTTAAAACATTAATAGACCAAAACAAGCTATCGTTATCCTTAGAAGATAAATATTATCATAAGTATTGTGTATTTGGGATTCCAGTAGTGATAGATCGTGATCGGAAATGGATCATTGAGGCATGTTATGGCTTTGGAGGTACAGACATAAATGAATTACAAGTATACTAAAACCGACGATATATCTGATGCAACTTCTAATTATACTTTGCAAGGCTCTTTCCCTGCGAAGTTCATAGATTTCTTTAATTGGATAATTAAGAATGATGATTCATTTATAATTAAATTCGGCTCAATGAATAGATGTTATGGTGGATGGCTTGGGAATCGAATTGAGATCAGAAAAGAAAAAGATAAATGGCATTTCGTCAGGCGAGAACCAGATAATTGGTTTGAAGAAATCGCTCATAAAAAAGTTACTGCATGTTGGTGTAATGGCGGCTGGGGTCAGATGACGTATTTTTGTACATTTGAGGAGTAAGGTTAATCATGAACAGTCAAAAAGTGTTTTGTTTGAAATGTAATAAGGATTTGTCTGAAGTAAGAAATCTAATATCTTGTGAATGTGGCAGTAGAGATTTTATCTTTGGCAGAACAATTATTAGACGCAGTGATAGATTCTCTTGTAATTGTGGTAATTCAGAATTTAAAAGAATCTCTCATATAAATATGAATCCTACTTATATTACTACATATGAATGCACAAAATGTAATGCAACTGTAGGAAAAGAAATTTACTATGAGTCTCCTTATTATGAAGGTTGGTGATTATATGAATGAAGCTCGATATTTTGCATACAACACAGAAACAGGTCGTAACATTGATGTTTTACCGTTTGAAGAATGCATCGAAATTTTGAGATATAGATACAACCACATTAAAGATACGTTACAGGATGTGTTAAGAGAAAATGGAAAACTAAAAAACAGTATTTATAAGGACGATGTAATTCAAGAACTTCAGTGTCGTATTAAAGAAATGGAAGCTGACTATTATCGTGGATTCCCAATTAACAAGGATCAGGATG